ACAGTACCCTATCATTTATACTATATCTACAAATTTATTTCGACTGACTTCTTCTTACGACCACGTTTACTCTTCGTGGTAGACACCTTCACCTCCTTCACATCGGTATCTTCCTCGGCGTCTTCTGGTGCATCAACGATATCAGAGATGGCATCGTCATCATCGTCTGGGTCAATGTTTGGAATTGGTTCTGGTGCGGTGGTCGACATGGGAGGAACTGGAGGCATCATGATATTACCCATCAAGCTCGAAATGTCAACCCCGGGTCCCTTCATTTCGTATCTTTCCTCACTTGGTTGTTCACCCGCTGGAGCTTCTGTGTTTCTGGGTGTCGTGTTCTTCACGGCATCAACCATGTTTTGCACAAGTCCTGGATTTTGCTTCAAAATATCATTCATATTAGGCATGACAGATTTGAACATGCTATTCGTCAAGTGGAACATCATCGCAGAACCACCAAGCATCATAATGAGTTTTATTTCTGGAGCAACCGCAACCTTAGATCTATACTTAACGTAAAGTTCCTCAAACACTTCATCGTAATCATCCACCGATTCCATCACATTCTCCGACCATCCATCGAGCTGGATCTCGAATGGATTGTATTTCTTGTTAAGGAACTCTAACCCTGTACAACACGCAATAAGCATTCTACGAGAGAATTTAATAGACTTCTCAACATCTATACTATAGGTAATTCTCCTCACCTCCGTTCGTAAATCGTCAATGCCAGAATATGCGTTAAGTCTTTTGTTTACACTGAATCCCTTCTTTTCAAGACGACCGAGCTTGTTTACCAGATCCGCCTTTTCTTCGTCTATGGACTTGTATCCAGGCGATGGTCTCTCTTCTTCTTGTATGGCATAGTCACCTTGGATGTATGGCTGTTGCTCTTCCTCTTGGTCATATTCGCCATAGTCAACAGGGTCTTCCTGATACTGTGGTGGCGCAGACTGCTTCGTTGGATTCGCAAAGGCATCTATGTCTTCCTGCATGGCACTTTCCATGGGTGGGGGTCGAGCGGTTGGTTTATACACAGTGGGTTTTGGTATAGACGTACGAGGACGTGGAACTTCTATTTCTATTTCGTCCATGAGAGCCTGTTCATTATCGTCAAGCTTCAGTACATTCCCACGACTTCGGTCAAGTGTAATTTCACCGTCCATTACTCTGTACTTTGAAACTAATCCAATTTCTTTAACGCACTTAATATAAAAAATATTGGCTACATAATAAATGAAGCTTAACTCCACGAACCGAAATACCCTCAAGGCGATCGCCGTGGTTTTCCTCTTGTTGTGCGTTCTCATGATGATGAGACCACGTAGAAGCATGTACCAGCCCAGACCAGTCAACCTCGAGACGTCCGAAGAAGCTGGACCTACTTCCATCTTTGACCTGGAGCACAAGATTGAGTGTGCCCCAGGATCCCCAGAATCTGCGTACTACACCAAGGCTTTGACACCAGGTGGAATTTGCGGTGACCAAAAATTCGTCAAGGACAGCGCCGATGCGAAGATTATTGGTGGAATTGGCGGATCTTTAATCTAACTTATAAGTAATGAATACGGTGAATACAACTCGTCCAGCTGTGCCTGATTTTGATTACGAGTATCACACCATAACGGTCGATACCATTGGTCAATCTAGCAAAAATACATTTACGGTTCACCTTACGCAGTCACTTGAAAATATAGTTCACGCGAAGCTCATAGCCGCGCGGATCGACGCACCTTCTTCTAATGTGTGTCACGTTTCAGTAGATGAACTTAACACGAATTACTCGCAGCGAACAACCGACGTGTTCGGTGGACAGGCGTCTATGTCTAATCTTAACAGGGGATTTGGTACTATAATTCAGTCTGGTTCTAATCCAATCATTTTCAAAGACGATTATGATATTGAATCACAATACACCACGCCTATAAGAAAACTCGACCGTCTCACGTGTACACTCAGAGATGAAGATGGTGCCACTATAAATAGCGCCATAGACAACTTTATGATTTTCAAATTTGTGTGCAAGAATAAGAATTTACCATTTATTTAATCAGGGCGTAGGATAGATATATTTTTAACCTTTCGTTATTATAAATGTCGACGGGAGTCGTACAACTCATCGCGGTTGGTGCCCAAGATAAACATATCATGGGCGAACCAGAGATATCATTTTTCTCATCGACATTTAAACGACATTCAAATTTTTCACAGTCCGTGGAAAAGCAAATGATGCGTGGTAACGTATCAAATGGCTCCATGACGTCAATTAAATTTGAAAAAACGGGTGACATGCTTGGACATGTGTACATAGCAGTAGATGATGGAACCGAAGCTGTCGATCCATCTGACTGGACACAAATTATAGACAAAGTCGAATTATACATAGGTGGTCACATGGTGGACTCACAAGACTCTATCTTTACTGAAAAGATTGCGATAGATACATTCGCACAGAACGTTTCGAAAAGTTCCAATGGTCCACACCCAGGTATCAACTCTAAATCGTATTTTTACCCTCTTAGGTTTTTCTTCTGTGAAGGTCCACAATCAGCTTTGCCATTAGTTGCATTACATTATCACGAAGTTGAATTGAGATTTTATTGGAAAAATGTGATGAGTTACAACTACGAGGTATACGCAAATTACTACTACTTGGACAACGAAGAACGCGGTAATATAGTATCCAGGAATCACGAAATGCTCATCACACAAGTTCAAAAAAATATTCCATCCGGAGAACAGGATCAGGAATTGATATTTAACCACCCCGTGAAATATCTGGCGTGCACAGACACAACCTCAAACGGTGCACTTACTTCTGTATCAAACAAAGTAAAGCTAAACATAAATGGCCTTGATATAGGTAATTATAAATGGGCGAAAACACATTATATAGACGTAATGGCGTATTATCACACAAACTATGTGACTTCCCCAGATTTCTTTTTGTATTGCTTCTGTCTTCTCACAAGCTCTCTACAGCCCACAGGTACGCTAAATTTCAGTAGGTTAGACTCAGTAAAGATTATGAGTGAAAGTATGAATATAACAGACCCAATTTATGCGGTCAATTACAACATATTACGCGTTGAAAACGGCATGGCAGGTTTACTATACGCAAATTAAAATACAATGGTATATTAAATGGTAAAGAACTCCGGTATAAACCAACCCACCGACATGGTTCGGTTAGGGAGATTGTCGGACTCCGAACAACCTAAAAATTCCATTGTGTTTAATGCTTCAGAAAGCAAGATTCGTGATATCAAACACAGCGGATTATACATAAGTCCTATACGTAATGCAAATGCATCGAACTTACTTGCGTATGATACGATCACGAAAGAAGTCGTCGAAATTGGTGGCACACCACTAAAAATCGATGATTTACAAGTCAAGAACCTTGAAGTTGTAAATGCGACGATTCTCAACGAAGAACACGCGTATACACCCATTTTATCAATCGGCGAAGGGTGTTCTGAAAATGAAAATGTCGGTGTTGATATTCATGGGATACGAATGATACACGATAAATCCGATGGTGCGTTACACGTCAATAAAAACACCACATTTGATGGAACGGTAGAAGCTTCGCAATTCGTGGGTGACGGTGGTCTATTATCAAATGTACAATACGACTTACACATTGACATAGGCGATGTGGTAGAGAATCTATATGTTCGCGATAAATTACAAGCGGATGGTGGACTTTTGTCTAACATATCCGTTTCACAAATCAAAGATTTTAAAGATTATTCACCCGTGTTTACAGACCTAGAAACAAAACGAGATGCGGTAATCGGGCGGAATGTATATTCCAAAGGAAGAATCCACGCGATGGGAAGTATAAATTCGGATAATAAGGTTACGGCTTCAACATTTCATGGTGACGGATCACATTTGGAAGGTGTATCTAAGCCACATGAACTGAAACAATTGCAAAGTACACTCAGTGAGCTATCTCAAGATATAGAACGTTTGTCTAAAATCAAAGTACTTACACAAGAAGATATAAATCGCGCAATATTAGAAGTGAATGACGAAAATACGAAAACAACCGAAGATATTAAAAGTAGTGTTACCAAAACGAATGATAGGGTGTGTGCTATAG